GGCAGCGGAGGAGTCCGACGAGGACGTCCCAGTCAACCGCGCTGCGGCTCTCATTGAGGAGGCTCTGAACGCTCAGGCGGCTGCGGCGGAGGCTGATAAAGATAATGAATAAGTAGAATAGTTATGGACCTCGTCAAGCACGTGATTAAGTCTTTCAATCGGGCCAATACTTTTCAAACAAAATTGTCTCGTCAGGGGTTTGAACTAGAGGGCATGTCAGGTGCCAAGACGCGTATACTTTATAACGAACTGTGCTCTCTTGTGTTCCCAGACCGGCCGACACGGTACCTCGAGGTGGGCACATGGAAGGGCTCCACGATCTGTTCGGCGCTCCAGTTTAATGCAAACTGTCACGGAACGGTCATAGAAAACTGGGCACTATTTGGTGGCCCCAAGGACGAGTTTGACGCGAACATAAAAAATTTTGGAATTGGTGACCGCTTGACCATCTTCGAAGAGGATGTGTTCGCCTTCGATATTTCAAAAATTCCAAACAAAATTGACATTTATCTATACGATGGTGACCATGAGGAGTCCAGTCATTACAAGGGTATTACACACATGTGGCCGGTTCTGGCCGATCAGGCCATAGTGATTGTTGACGATTGGAACTGGCCTCACGTTCGCAAAGGTACGTTTGACGCACTGCGAGACGTGGGTGCGAATGTTATTGAAAAGTTTGAGATTATGTACTCATCAAACGGAAGCCATACGGAAATGTCCATGGCGGGCCGTGAATTTTGGAACGGAATTGCTGTCTTTGTCATTTCAAAAATTTCTCAGTAAAAATTAGAATGAAACCCGAAAAATGGGGGCCCTATTTTTGGGGTGCGCTCCACCTGACCGCTCTCGGATGCCCAGACGCTCAGGTGATTCGCACATTTGTTGAATGTTACAAGTCCGTGTTGCCGTGTATTTCTTGTCGTGAACATTTCACCCAGGTTCTTGACGAGTACCCCGTTCCAGAAACGCAGGATCGGGAGATCATTTTCAAGTGGTCCGTGGACGTTCACAACCTAGTGAATGAGCGGATCGGAAAATCCGTGATCGGTTACGAAGAGGCGCTGGCCATCTGGACCGACAGTCGACCGGCCCCCGTTGAACGTCCTCAATTTGATTTGAAAATTATCATCATCATGATTTTGCTGGCGATTATCGCGTTCATGATTTTTAATCGCAAATAGAAGTAAGAATGGCCGGTGGGATTTTTCCAGGACGCCCGTTCTCGTTCAACCTTAAATGCGTCGTGTTCTCCCTGCTCCTGGCAGCTGGATACTGGTACGCGCCCCACAAGAGCCTTTGGGTCCTGACCTTCCTCCTGTGGTTCCCATATATCGCACTGGCTTGGTACGACTACGCATACGCGTGTCGTGACAAGCTCGACCCGACCATCGTACCATTCGGTAGAATGATGTGGCTTCCTTTCAAGCCTCAAGGCTACAAAGACGAGTTTCACAAGATGGCGGACGAACAGATTCAGACCATGAATCGCGTGGATCATCTAGTGGGCTGGACCGTTGTTATAGGCGCTGTGACGTGGTATATCGTGATGAAAAAATGAGGAATGTACCCGGCACTCCTGAACCTAAAGAATTAGGGTTCAAACAAACTAATGGCCACATATGAAAAGCTCACACATGTTGAGCACATCCTCAAACGACCTGACACTTATGTCGGGTCCCTCCCCCCCGAAACCGGTAAGTACTGGGTTCGCGTCGGAGACCATTTCGAGCTTACTGAGCTTTCTGTTTCACCTGGACTGGTGAAGATTTTTGATGAAATTCTGGTCAACGCCATCGACCAGTGGTCCATGCACCCCAAGAAGGTGACGGGTATCAACGTGGCCGTCTCGGCGGACGGGACAGTCTCGGTGGAGAATCTGGGCGTTTCAATCCCTATCAAAAAGCACGAGAAGGAGGCGGTCTGGATTCCCGAGCTCATCTTTGGGCACCTTTTGACTAGCTCCAACTACAATGACGATGAGCAGCGGGTCACGGGTGGTCGCAACGGGTACGGTGCAAAGCTGGCCAATGTATTTTCATCAAAATTCTGGATCGCCATCAGTGACGGGAAGAAGGTCTACAAGCAGACCTGGACCGCCAATATGAGCAAGGTGGCGCCGCCCGAGATCTCCAAGACCGAGGAGCCTCCGTACGTGCGGATCGGGTTCGTACCGGACTGGCCTCGGTTTGGGGGCCCTGGGGATTTCAAGCGGCTCGCTGAGAAGCGGGCGTGGGATGCGGCTCTGTGGTGCGCCAAGTGCAAGGTGACGTTCAACTCCAAGCACCTGAAAGCCCCCAGCCTCGAGGACTTTGCGAAGCAGCACATGGGTGACGTGCCCTTGGCCACATTTCATTCTGAAAATTTGGACGTCACGGTCGGTCACTCCACCTCTGGGGCCTTCCAGCAAGTTTCATTTGTGAATGGAATTGCGACGACCAAGGGGGGCTCACACGTGGATCGGGTCGTCAAGGCGCTGACGGAGGCGATCGCAGCCGACAAGCGGTTCGTGGGGCTCAAGCCGGCCCATATCAAGTCGAGCCTCTTTGTGTTTGTGCGGGCCGTGATCGTCAACCCCACCTTTTCGAGTCAGACCAAGGCGGAGTGCACGTCAAAAATCACCGAAGCCATTCAATTTAAACCAAAATTCATCAAGGACGTCCTGGCGTCGGGCGTCCTCGACGATCTCGTCTCCAAGGGCCTTTCCCAGGTCGAAAAAGAGCTCAAGAAGACTGACGGGTCCAAAAAGTCGCGCATTTCGGGCATTCCGAAGCTCGATGATGCCAACTGGGCCGGTACTCATCGGTCGCACGAGTGCACGCTTATTATTACCGAGGGAGACTCGGCCAAGGCGCTGGCCATCGCCGGTCTGAGCGTTGTAGGCCGCAACGCTTTCGGCGTGTTTCCACTCCGGGGCAAGCCGCGCAATGTACGGGATGCTTCTGTAAAGCAAGTGACTGAAAACGAGGAGTTCAGCAACCTGAAGAAGATCCTTGGGCTCCAGCATGGCAAGGTTTACAATTCAGTGAGAGAATTGCGGTACGGTCGGCTGATGATCATGACGGACGCTGATCTCGACGGGTCCCACATCAAGGGTCTGGTCCTCAACATGTTCCACGTGTACTGGCCACAGCTCATCAACCTTGGATTCGTGGTGGCTATGGTCACGCCCGTGATCAAGGCGGGTCGGGTTTGGTACTTCACCGAGGACGAGTTCCGGGCCGCCGTGGCCGAAGGCAAGGTGACGACGGGCGCGAACGGAATCAAGTACTACAAGGGTCTGGGCACCTCCACCAGCGCCGAAGCCAAGGAATATTTCAAACAAATTGACAAGCTGACGGTGGCGTTTGGGGCCGACCCGCAGATGAATGAGTCGATGCATTTAGCTTTTGCTAAATCCCAGGCTGATGACCGCAAGGAGTGGCTGACGCGGCACATGGCGGATCACCCTCCGGGCGTGCCATACGGGCACATCAAGGCGCTGCCCGTTTCGGACTTTGTGCATCTGGACCTGGCCAACTTTAGTGCCGAAGACATCAAGCGCTCCATCCCACACGTCGCCGACGGCCTCAAGCCCTCACAGCGCAAGGTGATTTACGCGTGCCTCAAGAAGAACCTGAATCAGGACATGAAGGTTGCTCAGCTGGCTGGGTATGTGGCGGAGCAGACAGCCTACCATCACGGCGAGGCCAGCCTCCAGGGGACGATTATCAATTTGGCTCAAAATTTCGTGGGAGCCAACAACCTCAACCTCCTCGAACCCTCTGGGCAGTTTGGGACTCGGTTGGCCGGAGGCAAGGATGCGGCCAGCTCCCGTTACATCTTCACGCGCCTGAGCCCCCTGACCAAGAAGATCTTTGACCCGACCGACAATTCTGTTCTGAAATATGTGATGGACGATGGTCAGCGGGTGGAGCCCGAGCACTACGTGCCGGTCGTGCCGATGATTTTGGTGAACGGTGCCGAGGGTATCGGCACGGGCTTCAGCTGCTTCGTCCCGCCATATGATTTGGAGATTGTGAAGCACAACATCATGTGCGCTCTGGACCAGGTGGCTATGGTGCCGATGGTTCCGCACTACAAGGGTTTCAAGGGTAAAATCACCAAGACCAAGGATCACACGTGGGTCATGGAGGGTCTGGCCACCAAGGAGGGCTCGCAAATCCACATCACAGAGTTGCCGCCGGGCAAGTGGATCCAGGACTTCAAAGAGCACCTAGACAGCCTCCTCGACAAGGGCACCATCCAAAAGTATGAGAATCACTCTACGGAGACGGCCCCAGACTTTAGAATTTGGGGAGGGGACCTAAGCGATCTGGGCCTAACCAAAACGATCCATACGAGCAACATGTACCTGATTGGACCTAACGGCGCCGTGAAGAAGTACGCCAGTCCCGAAGAGATCCTAGTGGACTACATCGAGGTCCGGCTCGGACTCTACAAGAAGCGCAAGGCGTGGCTACTGAAGGAGCTGACGACCGAGATCCACTGGCTGGACGAGAAGGCGCGGTTCATCAGGGGCGTCATCTCAGGCGAGTTCAAGGTGATGAATGTGCCGTTGGCTGAAATTGAGAAGCAGATGGTCAAGCACAAGTTCGCCGAGGAGATTCGTCCGAAGCTCCTTGACATCAAGACGTACCAGTACACTCGCGAGGAGGTCCAGAAGCTTGAGGCCCTGTGTGGCGCTCGGAAGCGCGAGCACGCACAGCTGAGCGCCACAAGCGTGGTTCAAATGTGGAAAAATAACCTGAGTGAAATCTAGAGATGGCCAAGCGGGCCTTTGATAATGTGCTCAATCTTTTCCGCATGCCCCAAGTCGGTGCCAAGTTCGCACCCCCAATTCCCATCCCCGCGCCCTCGCCCGCTCCAGCCATCCAGCCGCCGCCCCGACCCGTGGACGCCAACGGTTTTTACACCATGACGGGACCCAAGGAGGTCACGTTCTATGTGACGTCAAACTCCACGCCCCGAGACCAGGTGGGTGCGGGCTGGACCGTCACTGGAGTGACCGGACTCAAAGGCCAGCTTCGTGTGACGGGAGTGAATTTAAATTTAAATATGGAGTCGGCCGTGAAGTCCCTATCTCCAACCTTCTCCGAGTCGTATATATGGTCTTTCACTCTTGAATCCGATACTGACCAAAGTGTAGCTCCTTATCAATATTCCACCGGTGTGGTTCTTTATCCACCGGGACAGATGAGCTACGCAGCCATAAGACGACAGGGGGCTATATACGGATACTATGACGTGATTCAGAACGTATTGACGTTTGTATTCTCGGAACCCGCGATAGATGGTTTCGGCCCGGGGTGGACGGTCACGGGTCTTCCAGGTTTCACCCAACCTCTTCGGGTAGTGTCATTCAGTGATTTAAGCCCGCAAATTTCAGGCGTGAGAGTCCGACCCACGGAGCGAGATGACGACCGGGACCGGGACCGGGACCGGGACCGGGACCGGGACAATGAGAGGGGTGGACGGCCCGACGACCGCGACAGAGACGAGCGCCGCGGACCCAAACCCGTTACGGTGAAGCCGCCACCCATAGACCAGTTTGCAATTTTTGCGCCAATAGACGGGAGCATTCCTCAAAACACGACCGTTTCAGTATACGTAAAAGGCGGATCAACGCTAGCTCAGGAACCTGGGTACACGTCCGAGTTCGTTGCTGGAAAGTTCAACACCTTCGTTGACGACGCCAAGGCGCGGGACGCCGCGATCCCTATGATAGCGCCCACCTCCGAGGCACCTCCACCTCTTCGGGACCTCAACACCGGCTTTGAATGCCAGCCACCCGAGACGGGTCCGTATGAAGATCAGAAGGGGCTCGGGTTCAGCACAGGCTCGTTGCTCTCGCTCTTCGCCATCGGGCCCCAAGAAAAATACACACTGACCGAGGATTTCACAAAGTCCCAATGGGATCCGTCATTCAAGCGCCACACCAACTCCGTGATGTATCAACGGATCGTGCCATTTCCGCCGGCCAATCCGTATTACCAGAATCAGACGGTCCAGATTGAGCTTCTTCCAACCGAGCTCGGCCACCTGTTGTCCAACATGTACCTGAAGGTGACGATGCCGGCTCTCGGAGCAGGTTACCAGTACTCTCCTCAACTTGGGCGCGCCTTGATAAAGCAGGTGGACCTTTTGGTGAACGAGACGGTCATAGAAACGCTATACGATGACTGGTATATTGTGCGTGACCAGCTGTTTTTGGACGCGGACGAGCAAACGGGTATGTTCCAGGCGGTCGGAAGCTCCAATATCAATTCACAGGTGGTGACCGACTATATCATACCGCTCGAGTTCTTCTTTTGTCGGCGCAAGTCCCATGCCAGCTCTGGAAGCGAACGGCTCCGCAGACCCTACTTCCCCTTGTGCGCCATGTGGAACCAGAAGCTATACGTACGCTTCACGTTTCAACCCAACACGTGGTGGTGCAACGTTGCCGCACCCCATACGACCGACCTCGTCTTGCCCAAACTTGTGATGGAGGAAATTTTGCTGGACAATGCAGAGAAACTGTATTATCAGAATACACCCTTGCGCTACATCGTGAACCGCGTCAAAAAGGAGTCAACCCTCACATTCTCGGCAGGCAACCCCCAGCTCCAGCTCACAGCCTCCTTTCCTGTGCAAACTCTGGCGTGGTTTTTTAGGAACAAGAACTACGAGGACGTCACATCGGGTCTTTATTCAGATTCTCGTTACAACTATGGTTACACGACGCAGTATATCCAAACTGGCATCAACCTTCAGTTCCCCTCGGGAAACTCCAATTACATTGATGTCATCAATAACGCCAAGATTACACTCAATAACATTGACATTCTGAGTACGTTCCAGGGGTCGCTATACTACACGTTCAAGCAACCTCTGGAACATGGGCTCTCAATTCCTTCCAAAAATATTTTTACTTATTCATTCGGCCTTACACCCAAGGAGTACAATCAGGGTGGGTACCTCAACTTTTCCAAACTAAATTCACAGACGACGACGTTGGCACTCACTTTCAACCCGAGCTACGCGTCACAGATTACACAAGGATACAATCTGTACATGTTTTACTATGGCTATACTCTTTTGGAATTTCAGGGGGGATTTGCCCGTCTTCCTTTTGTTTGATAGGCGCCTTCTCAAGGTATTCAACGACGCCGTTCTGGATGCACCACCTCAGAAAGTTGAGCTGGGCACACGTCGTCGTGAAACCATGAAAATCCACACGCTCGGTCCGGCAAAACGGATCAAAGAGCTTCTTGGAGTAGCCGTCCAGACTGGACTTGTAGGCCACGTGGACCGTAAACATCTTACCGGTCGGTGTCGTGTATGTGACGTGGTTCGCCTTGGCATAGTTCGTCACGAACCACTCGAGTTTCCGGAGCGAAATGCCCTTGCGGTGCTCCAGAATATCGTGAAGTTTCTCCCGATTTTCTGGTACATCAAAAAATTTAGTCAAGCTTGACAAAAGCAAATCCGACTTGCTCATTAGTTGACACAGGTCGGAAATCTCTAAGTCTCCCATGGAGCCTTGACGCGCTTCGTCGGCTTGGGAGGTGGGGGTGGCACCTGACTCTGATGAAAGCCACAGTACCCATTCTCCTTTGGTGCCTTGAGACAAGGCTTTTTGCTTTGGAGCAACCCCTTGCAGAACGTACACTTGACGCTGGCCGTGTCCTTCACGAGTTGCTCAATCGGCAAGTCGTAAATTTTTGAAATAATTTTGAGGGCCCCAAACACGTTCCCGGCTGTCCTTCGGTTCACCTCCTCTTCAATCAAGTGAAGAATCTGTTGTTCCATACGGTTGTAGACGCCGGAACTTTTAAGACGAGGCCTTCTTTGCGAACCGCGACAGAAACGCCCGTCGCGCCTCCACCTCGGCACCACTGTTGGTCTTAGCCATGAATTTTGAACTAAATATGAGGTCTGCAGATACGAGCGGCTCGAGTAGGTCCTGCACAGGCTTTTTGAATTGGTTCGTAAAATAGTACTGATAGTCTATCGGCAACTTCTTCTCCGTGACCCATACAGGATCCTCCGCCTTTTCGTACATTCTGCCTTCACCCTTGATGATCACAAACGGGACCCGGTCACCCTGCTGAGGCTCTGAACCTGGTGCACGGGCCCTGATCTTATCTCTCACGGCCACGTGGGGCATAGGAACCTTGTAGTCGGCCGCAAGCTGCTTGCTCATCATAAGCTTCTCGGTAGGAACCTGGCCTTGCATGAGGGTCCGGCCAGCCTCACGGGCCGCCTCAATAACAGGCCCCGGATCGCTCGACTCGAGGACCATCCCGAGAAGCTTCTTCAGTGTCTCGCGCACAAAAGGACAGCTGTCCCGCCGGACCACCTGAAGGCCCTTGACGTCAATCTTCTTGAAGATGACCGTCCCGTCCCGTCCCTTTTCGTACATCTTGGCCGCATAACGCTTCTTAGAGTACAGAAAGTATGGGCAATAAACCTTCTCAAGTTCCAGGTCGTTCGGAGCCTTGAACAGCTTCGTACACTGCTCGGCCGCGAGCTCGCCTTGCTGCCATGAATAGTCGAGAGCATCCTGACCTTTGCGCCCCTGCACGTCAAACTCGACCATCACCGAGTCCGTGTCGCCGTACCGAACCTTGGCGCCCACGAAGTTGGTCTCCACGTAGCTCTTCGTCTCCTCGATCATCTGCCGTCCTCGCATCGTCACAGTTGATGCGATGGCGACGCATGGAAGCATCCCCTTTGACGCGCCCGTAAACCCGTAGATCGAGTTCATGCTAATCTTGTAAGCCAGTTGCTGACCGTTATAAATCGCCTCCATGGGCGTCCCCTCGGCCTGTGCCATCAGCTTCTTGGCCTTTTTGCGAAACGCCTTGAGGTCCGTGAGGATTGTGGGCAGCAGACTCTGAATCCCCTGGGCGAAACGATGCGGCCCAAACTGCTCATACTCGACGCCCGGCAAATTGTCGTACTTGGGGTCCATGACGAGCGAGGAGTAACACAGATTGTACGCACACATGATGCTCGGATACAGGGACGCAAAGTCAAGCGCAGTGATTGGTCCATAGTAAGCACCCGTCTGAGCCTCCAGAACCGTCGCGCCTTGGTACCCGTCGTCGTCACCCACCGGCACCTTTGGCACCCGGATTGTCGGAATGATGAAGTTGAGCTCGCGGGCCTTGTAGGCCATCTGACTAAACACCTTGATTTGCTGGCCCCGCTCGCTCAAAAACGCCAAAGGGACCCAACACGCCTTGGCCATCTCCACAAGATTCTGAATCTGGCACAACTTGGTCATCAAGTAGTGTGGCAGCTCCGTGTCCTTGATACAGTACTCGGCAACCTCACCGAGTCGGACGGGATCACCTTCCGCGTACCGGCTGAAAATCTCCTTGACCGGCATGTCGTTCTTCTGATCGTTCAGAAAGTGCTTGGACACGTTGTTGAGCGAGTAGCTCTCAAGCTTGTGCTCGCGCTTCACGTCCTGAAACAGGTCAAATACGTATCGGCCTTTCATCGGCACCATCTTGAGCTGATTGTTGCCGAGCGCACTCGAGCTCAGATTCTTTTCTACGAGCTCGGCCACCGAACCCTTCACGCGACCCCACACCGGCTCGAGGTGGCAATGCACCGTGGCGCGCACAATTAGAAACTCGAGGTCAAAGCCGAAGATGTTCCACCCCGTGATGATGTCGGGATCCACCTTGATGAGGTGCTTCTCAAAAGCCTGAATGAGCTCCCTCTCAGTCCTGAACGACTGACAATCAGCGCCGGCCGTCTCCTTGAGGCACAGACACGTGCGGTCAATCCACCCGTCCGTTTGGCCAAAGGCCCGCGTCGTCATACCAATCTGGAACACGACGTCTCGCGGGTTTCTTGGGTCGGGGAACGCTCCAGTGCTCGAGTAACACTCAATGTCAAAGGACATGATGCGGAGCGGCGCAATGTCATCACGCTTCACGGGCGTCACGAGCCGCCAATTTGGGGCCCACAGGTTCACTTGGCACGTGGACTCCTCATCCGGCTCGCAAAGACCCGGATCGATCCAGCCAGTAGATGAGATGCCCGACACGTGCATGAACCGCAGAACCGGATCGATGTTGCCCTCATAGACGCGACACCCCTTGAGCTCCGAAAACTTGTGGTTCTCAATAGAGTAAACACAATTACGCAGCGCCCGGTGCGTCTTGAACTCGAGCTTCAGGAAACGCGACAGCTCACCATTCTGAAACCCCCATAGGTCCTTTGCCCGCTGAACCTCACACGACACGAGGCCGCGCCAAAACGTCGTCTTGATGAAGGATTTGACGTCAGAGTCTGTTTTTACGAAAAAATACGGATTGAACTTCGTGCCGAGAGAGACGGACCGGCCATCCTCGGCACGACCAAAAATTCTGATCGTAAATTGATCTTCTTGATCCTGGCCATCCCAAGCTATCGCCTGGAACTGGACCATTCTTATAATTTTAGGGTGTTAGTTTTCTAAATGCCTGTAGAACCAAATCCAGCTGCACCGCGGCCTGTGGACGCGTCCACAAGCCCCGTGCACTCGCTCGGCACCTCCACAACGTCCACCACCTCGTACTTCTCGAGGATCAGCTGAGCGATGCGGTACCCCGGGCGAATGACGAACGGCTGAATCGGGTCCAGGTTCTGCAGGACCACCTTGACTTCACCAGTGTAATCTGGGTCAATCACACCCGCCAGAGTGTCCAGACCGTGCTTCACGGCCAGTCCAGAACGAGGTGCAATGCGACCATAGGTTCCGGGTGGGAGCTGCACAGTGATGCCGGTCGATACGACAACACGCCGCCCTGGTAGCACAACGTAGTTATCAGTGCTGAAAAGGTCGTAACCAGCGGCCGCGGCAGAGCCACGCGTTGGAAGGTTTGCATGAGGAACCAGCTTGGTGACATTGAGTGCCATTGTACGTTTCTAGTGCACCACCCCTTTAACAGTTAAAACATCTGACCTTTTGAACATAAATGGCACCCAAAGTCCTCCTGCTCGACGTTGATGGTGTGCTAGTGCGCGACCCCCTCCTCACACAGCACGTACGATACAACGTCGTAGAGTACGTCCGGGCCAAGCTCCCTGAGGCCAAGGACCCGGCCCGCGTCAATACAATCCTGTACAAGACCCATGGCCACACGGCTCGTGGGCTCCAGAAGTCGTTCAAAATTGACGCGTCCGACTTTGACGAGAAGGTTTACGACAAGAAGCTCGTGGACCACCTGTGGTCGGTCCTGTCGTCCACAGAGTTTCAGCAGGATGCTAAAATTATCAACGAAATTGAGGCGAGCGGGTGGAAGGTCCAGCTCTTCTCCAATTCGCCCTTGGCGTGGTCTCTGCCCGTCATGCAGGTTCTGGGCGGCCACTCGTCAGTCGTCCATGACCACAAGCACCTCAAGCCCAGTCTCCGCGCCTATACCCGATTTTCTACAAAAAATAATTATCTGTTCGTTGACGACACCCTCATCAACCTCTACACGGCCAAGCTGTTTCCCAATTGGACCCCGATCCACTACAGTGATAATGGGATCCGCCAGACCGACTTTCCGACCGTCAAGTCCCTCTGGGAGCTGGGTCTGATGTGTGAGACGATCAACAAGTTTGGTCTCCACTCCGTCACAACCGCCTAGTGTCCTTGTCAATTCTGTACAAAATGTACTCGAGGTCCAGGAACAGCATTTCAATATTTTTTGAAATTATCTGTTGGTACGAGAAGGTCGGGTCCATCTCCTTGGCTAGGCCTTCGAGTAATGAATATGTTCTCAAAATTGTGAGCGTCGTAGGGTCCAGCTCGACCGGAACCCTCGACGCCTTTTCCCTAATCTCCGGAGAATTGACCGTAAACGATCGGATGTCCAGAGTTTTCAGGTATTCAAAGTACTGTTTGACGAAAATGCGGGTCACCTCCGGGTCCCGGACCTTCATGCCCATCCTGGTCATGTTTTCCATGACGGTGTCCACGTTGCTCGTCTGGACCCCATACACGAAGTCCCGGATGGCCGTCTTGTACTGATCCGTAATTTTGATGATATTCCCAAAGTCGTAGAGCACTAGGGCATTGGATTTGGGGTCGAGCCCCATGTTCCCGGTGTGGAGGTCCCCGTGTATCACGCCCTCGTAGAGCAACTGTTCGAGGAACATGTTCACGAGGATCTCAGCCTTGAAGGGTTTCACAATCTGCTTGGACGGTGTATAGTCCATGACGATCACGTCCTCGGTACTAAGCTTCGAGTAGGGCCGGGGGATTTTGATGTCCGTGCGATCCCGGTACATCTCCCGAAACATCGCGATGTTGCGGACCTCCCGGCGAAAGTCGAGCTCGTATATGAGACCCTGCTCGAACTCGCGGAGCCAGGGTGTGATTGTTTCCATCCCGAAATTGGGGATCAGAGACAGAAAAGAGGTCCCGGTCCGGATCAGGTCCAGATCCTCTTTAATCTGAGCCTCGATTCCAGGTCTCTTGAATTTCAACACAACATTACGATCTCTGAGCTTGGCCCGGTGAACCTGTGCGATGCTTGCAGATGCAATGGGTTTGGAGTCGACCGAGGTCACACCCAGTGGGATCTTGTCACGGACCAATTCAAAATCAAATTGGGTGACGTTGTCCCTGAGCGGCGCGAGTTCTCGGGAAAGTTCTTTGGAAAAAATGTCTGGACGGTTGCTAATAAACTGTCCAATCTTGACATATGTCGGCCCTGAACCGTCAAGTGCTCGGCGGAGCCACGGTCCGAGGTCCTTTTTGGACACGAACCGCGAACCAATGCCAATCTCAACGGGTCGGAGCAGTCTTGGTGACCACATCCTTTTTATTTCAATTTATTAAAAATTTCAAGTACGATCACGAGGCTGTATCACTCCTCCTCATTTTCCGCCGCCGCCTCATCCGCAGCGGCCTCTCCTCCCCCCTCCTCGTCGTCGCGCGTCTTGAACAGGTCCTTCAGGAACGTCTGCTCCTCCTTGGCCGTCTTGACGAGCGCCTCATGGAAGCCCTTGAGGCTGTCCATGCGCTTCGACTCCATAACACGGCGAGCGCGGGCCATGCGCTTTGGTAGCTTGAAGGCGGGGGCGTTCTCAGCGGGCTTGGCGTTACACGCGCGGATAGTCAGCATTTATATTAATTAATATTTTGTTTTTTAACACGTCTGAGGTTCTGATTGGGGTCCCACTTCCCCTTGTACCACGATACGGGCGCCTTCTTCTTGGACACGAGCACAAACTTGTAGACGCGGGCGACGCCCCACTGATCGGCCGTCATACCCGGACGGCTCCCACCCGTCTGCCAGGCGCGACGACCCCTGTCATAGACGATATCGAGCGTGGGGCGTGGTATGCCCGTTCTTTTCGCAATTGAATTTTTATTAAATTTAAGACCTGGAAAAACCTTATGGAACTGCTGGGTCCACTTGGACGTCTTGGGACGGGCGAACTTGTTCGATAGCCCCAGCTTGAATTTTCCTGTGCGTTTTCTGTGGAGGAGCTCGCGTTCACGGATCAGCTTCATGGTCTTGGACAGGCCGGCAAAGTACCGCTCGGGCCAATTGCGCGTTAGGGTCACATGGCGGGGCCGGCGAGGTGTCCCGTTCATTTAATTTAGTTCAAGGTTTTTAGTTATTTCAAAAAAATATTGACCACCATTAACAATGCCAAGAGGACCGACCAATGTGAATCGGCTCACCAACAATATCGACCAGGCGAACCGCGAGTGGCGGAACGCCATGTCGCGCCTTTGGGGTCCGCGCTGGATGGGCGGCTTCTCGCGCTCCATGGCCCCCAATCCCAGCACCAAGAGGGAGTGGCTGGCGAACATCAACGCCGCACGGGAGCGACGCAATGCTCTCATGGAGCGGCTGCGTCACATGAATAAGAACGCCCTCCAGGTCCGGTCCCTCAAACTCAATAACCGCGCCTCTGAATTAATCAAACGTCTCGGCAACATTAGCCGCAACCTCAACGCAATCCCCAGAAACAATGCGGCTCGCCGAGTTCCGCTCGCCCGTGAGTTCAAGAGACTGAAGCAGGAACAGAAGGAGGTCATCAACGACACAATGCGGCTCAAACGCGCCATCAACATGCGCAAAAAGGTTCTGGCCCGCAAGATGTCGCCCTCCCGCGCGGCGCATGTTATCCAGAAGAAATTCAAGAATGTCTTTTACGTGCCGAATAACGCCGGAGTCGGGCTTCGCGGGCGTGGCTACCGCATGGCGATGGCCCGTATGCGCGGGAACAACGCATCACAGGTGGGTCCCCGTGAGCGCATGATGGGCGTGCTCCGCGCCAAGCTCGAGAATCTCCGCCATGCCCGGAACACGGGCAACCGTGGCAACATGGTCAGCATCTACAGCAGCATGAACAACGTGTGGAGCAGTGGCGGCGGCATCAACGGTGCGAACGTAATGGACAACGCTCAGAAGATCATGTTCCGCGCCGGTCTCATCATGTAATAAAGCACAGGGGCTCTTCATTTTCATACAGAAATGGGCTGGGGCATCTCCATCGACCAAGACGAGAATGGCTTCGTTTACTGCCACGACGCTGACTTCGAGACGGGTCCAGATGAGTACGAGGGCTACCCACCCTGCAGCTACGACATGATCTACGAGGGCGTAGAGGCGCATCACAGTGAGATTGATTGGGCCCGGGACGAGCAGGGTGTGGATTCAGCTCGGGCACAGGCATGGGAGGCGTTTGGATACGCCAAGGGTCGCTGGGCCCACCTGGACGACGCAGAGCAGTGGAAGATTCACGGCGAGTGGATGGCGCAGAAGCGCGCTGAAATCAAAGCGTGCGTGGTGGACAAGGAGGCGCGAAAGGCAAAGAACAAAGAAATTGCTAATTTCAATCATGCGCCAGTCGTGAAGCTCGAGGACGAAATCAAGGCCCTTGAGGAGCGACTGGCACAAAAGCGCGCTGAGCACACTGAACTGCGCGCGCCCCTCACGAAGCTCGAGGCCGAGTACGCGGAGATCACCCAACCTGACCGCACCAAGAAGGAGCTTCAGGAGCTCGTGGACCTCGAGAAGGCGTGGGCCCGTGACCGTTAATAAACGAAGAGCACCTTCTCGCCCGTCTCGAGCGCCGCCTTCATCTTCGTCAGCGTCTTCTGCATCGCCACTTTGACCTCATCAAAGGCACCCTCGTTGAATTCCTCCTCAAAATTCTCAAGGTCCTCCTTCGTGAGGACCATTGGCTTGTTCCGCCAAAACAGCACTTCAGTGAGGCCTGCATCGTAGGCCTCATTGAAGTCCTTGGGCGTCTTGAACGTCTTTTCCTGATAAAGGTTGTTGACCCAGCTGAGGACATCGGGGTGATCGAACTCCCCGAGCTTGTTCTTCCACTGGGGGGCGACGAATCCCACCATCTTGCGCTTAGGCGCGTACTTGATGGGGATGGAGGCGAACTTGGCGAGGGTGCAGGCCATTCCAGTTTTGGGTGGGCAGGGGGTCGCTTCACGAATCACTAGGCATCACAGGACACGTTTTCTAGTTGCGGGGCTTTACGGACCGGCGGCCGGAACGGGTGACTGTCGCAGTGCGGTTAGGGCTCGGCGTCCGGCGACGTGGAGGCGACGGCCGTGCACGTGGAGCACGCTGCCGAGGAGGACCGGTCAAGAACTGGTTGTAGGTTGTCGTGACGGGAGTGGAACCGGCCAACATGTATGGACGCATCAGATTGACCACCAGGCTGAGGTTGTGCTGGTTTCCGACGCGACGCGAGGTGGGGCTCGGGGGGCGACGGAGCGCCGCGACGTTACGGAGCGCCTTGAACTTTCCAGCCGCCTCCTGGACGCGGCGGTAGCTCTTGTTCTGACGCTC